GCTTCATCTAAAATTACATCCTCTTCTGGTAATAAATCTACAATAGGTTTTATTTCTTTTGTTAGTGTTTGTTTTAATGCAAAGATAGTATATTCTTCTTTGGCTCTACCATTAACATTGGAAATAGTAATAGTTTTTGGAGTTAGAACTTCTTTAGCAGAAAGTACTAATGTATTTTTTTGTTGTTTATCTACTCTTTTTCCATCTAAAAGTATATCTCTAAATGGTTGATTAGCGTTTAAACTTAATTCTATACTCTTATCTTTTATAGGTTGAGTTGGTACAGAATAAGAACAACTTCCATCATCTACGGTTGCAAGTGGATTATAATTTAGTGAAGTTGGGTCTGTACATCCTCTAATAATATTTACAGGCTTTGAACTTCCTCCACCACCAGAGGGTGATTCTAAAAGAACATCATCTCTTACACCAAAGTTATCAACAATATCATATCCTCCCAATGATTCTACTTGGGTTGATTGTTGGTCAAACGATATTTTATCTCTTTGTGCCATTACTTAATATTCCTTATATTTACTGGTCCACCTTCGAAATCACCAGGATTAGTATATGGGTTTATTGGGTCTCCCCCACCTTCATCAAATAATACTTCATCTCTAAATGAACCACCTCCTCCACCAGAGCCTGCTCCTGTACTTGGAGTTGTTGGAGTTTGAGTTACCATGCCTTCTCCACAAAGATTACCCTTTATAACTTTAATACCAGGTATTTCTGATATACTTCCTTCTTGTGCACATACTGTAATAGAACCTCCAATTTCTATTTCAAGTGATGTAACTGTGTTTCCTAATTCATCTTTATATGATACGGCTATAGGTTGTCCTTTAAATCCTAAAATACCTGCTCCACTATCTTCAAAATTATATGTTGAAGTAAATGTGTTTCCATATGCTCCTTCTCTAAAGATATAATTTTGATTGAAATCAAAATCAATATAACCTCTATCATAGTTTGGAGTTCTATAATTTTTTATTGATGATTGATTTATAATTCTATAAAAATATGTAGTTTTCTTTCTTGTTATTTTTGGTACTTCTCTAACATCTCCAATAAAAGTTACTTTATTAACTTGATGTACTACTGTAAACGAATCGAACTCTACACCACTTAGGTTCTGAAGTACTCCATTTTTATCTACATAGTTTATTTCTCCTCTATCAGACCATACATAATATTTCTTTTTAACAATATTTACTTCTTCGGCATATTCACAACTTCCATCATCTACTGTTGCAAGTGGATTATAATTTAGTGAAGTTGGGTCTGTACACCCTTTAACAACTAAATCTTCTTCTTCATATAAACAACTACCATCATCTTCTGTTGCTTCTGGATTATAGTTTTTAGAATTAGGGTCTGTACATCCTCTTACTACTCCACTAATACTGTCTGGTATAGAACTTTCATATACTGAAGTAGATGTTGATGTTTTTAAAATATCTTTTACTTTATCTAAAGTTATTTGTTCTTCTTTTGTTAAAATACTATCTTTTATAATATCTCTTTTAAATAAAAATTTATCTATAATGTTTATTAAAGAAGTTTCTAAATCAGATTGTAATTCTTTTAATGAAAGCTCAATACACTCTTGTTCGTTACCAAGAGGTTTGCCGTAGTTTAAATTATTAATATCCCAACCATATCCATCTACATAATATTTGATAGATTCAATCCACTTATCTCTAATCTTTAGTAAAAATATATCAAAATCATTGATTTTGAATTCTTTCTTAATTAAGTTAATATATTGTTTACCATCAGATTCAGTTCCTTTTCTAAGGGTAATAAAATCTCTTATTTTATCTAAATTAATACTATCAACATATTCTCTTATATTATAAATTATATCATCTCTAAATTGTTTTTTATCTGTAAAAACTGAATATCTTTTTTCTAAATCTTTATCTACTGCTTTATTTTTTAGAGGAAGAATTCTTACTTCTGTTCGAGATGGTGATATTTCGTGTATCCATGTTTTATCTAATCCTATTTCTGAACCAACTCTTCTGTTTAGAAATGTTACTTGAGTTTTAAAGATACCATTATTATATCCTGAATCTAATATTAGTTGTTGTAAATCAACAACATAATCTTCAGAATCATTCATTTTGTTTGTATAAGGATTTTTTGGTAAATTTAAGAAATATTTTTTATAATCTTCATCATCTGTTGAAATATATCTTACTAACTTTCCATCTTCACCTTGGGGCAATTGATTGTCATTAGAATCATAAAGTATGAACTCAATCATATCATTACAACCCAATCCATAGTTTGATTTAGTTAACTCTTGTTCGAATATCTTTCTATCCTCAGATTCAACTAAATAACCCTTTCGGTCTACTATTTCTTTAAACTCTTTAATTGCCATAATTAATTACTATTTAAATATCTCTGATAAAGTTTATCTCCACCATATAAATCATAAACCATATAAGAGAAATATCTACCTACCCATTGAGTAAACTGTCCTCTTAGATTATTTTTCGGCAATACACCTAAATCATATGCCATCCATTCTGTCCATGGTTTACATAAGAAATATATAATTGGAGTGTACTGAGGTTTTCTTCTCATAAACTCCACAACTTTTCTTGCCCACATTTGATATCCAATAACCAACTTAGGGTCTGTAACGAATCTTTTATCACCCCATCGTTCATCTGCATCCCAAATGTGTTGTGGTAAATACCCTTGATGATAAAGTTCATTACAAATAATTTTTTTCTTCTTAGAGTTAGCTGCATTTGCTGCTGTTGCTTGAGCCGCTTTTACTTGTTGATTTGCTTGTGCTATTTGTTGTTCAAATATTTGAGCATTTGTTTCAATTGTTTGTTGTAATGTTTCGTTTGCAGCTTGTAAAGATTTAACAATTTCTTTTTCTGAATCTAATTGGGATTGTAAAGTTTCTTTTTGTGCTTCTAGTCCTCTTGATTGTGCAGTTAATGAAACTCTTTCAATACCTTCCTTAGTTCCCTTAACCACTGCATTTTGGAAATCTAAAGATAACTCTCCAAACTTTTCAGTTAACTTTCTAAATTCTTGTTCTTGAAAATTTATTTGTTCTTGTAGTGTTAGAATTTGAGCATTTAAAACTTCAACACTTCCTTCTAATGTTTCTACATTTGATAATAAATTATCTCTTTCATTAGTAACATCTTGAAGTTGTTGATTTAAATCTTTTATTTCATTTAACTTCTGTTGATATTTTTCGTATAGAATATACCTTGGTTTTTGAGGTTTTCTTTTCTTTACTAACTCATCAACTTCAACATCAACAGCCTTTACTAACTCCTCTTCATTATATTTTGGTTTAACTAAGTTTATATTAGCTTCACCTGAAAAGGTTTCTTGATTTGGATTTATTTCATCATCTCTATATACTAAATCTTCTTTTAGTTTATCTTTAACTAACTTTCCTTTTATTCGTTCTTCACCAAATGGTTTTGCAGATTTTGGTGATGGTTTTATTTCTTTACCATCTTTTTTACGCACAACGATTTTACCAGATTCATTTCTACGAATCCCTTTATCGCCTTTTTTGACTAACTCGTCTATTCTAAATTTATCGTTTAACGCCATTTTACTTCTCTACGGTGAAAGTTAACTCTTTATCAGTAAAGTATTCAATCACACCATTTCTATTTACTTTTATTTCTATATAGTAATCTCTGTTATATTCAAAGTTACTTAAATTTAATTTAAAATAATTACCATTTGAATCACAACTAACTTTTGTATAGTCATCACTAAATGGAACCACCACTTCATCTGTTACTATATCTTTAATCTGATAGTAAGTAGTTGATGGTAAATAATATACATCTGTATAAGCATATTGATTGGTGTAATTTTTAAGAGGATATTTTTCTCTCCCAAAAACTCTGATTGTAGGTTTACTTCCTCGTTTATATCTTACTTTTAATCTCTTAAATGTGATATGAATATCATCGGCAGTTAATGCACTAAGAGAACCAGTAGAGAAAGAAGAATCATCCCAACCAATTCTTAACTTCGGTTGGTATATAGTATTTGTTTCTTTTCCAAAAAACTTTATTTGTCCATAATCAACAGTATCATTCTCTTTTGCTGAAGAATGTTTTATAATCCAACCCTCATTTGGTATAGAACCACTAATCCAAGAATTAAGTGGGGTTAAAACATTCATATCTATATCGGTTGTCTGATAAGAAAAGGATTGTGATGCTGCAGAACCTGTATACCAAGTTCCACCCTTACCATTAAATGAACCAGTTGTTCCACTTGCAAAATCGGTTCCTAACCAATCTTCTGTTGAATTTTTTTTATTCCAAGAAACACCATCAGTTGATATTTCATCAAATCTTGTGCCAATTCCCATTTCCCATGATTGAGATACAGGATAAGCATAAAGAGTATAATCAGTTGGTATTTCATTTGATTCACATTCTTTTAATATTAAATGTGCAGAACTCATTGTTACTTCACCACTTGCTATTGATTGTGATAATGGAGTAGTATCAAACTTAATAAGAGAACGAGCAGTATCTTTTAAAGTACCATAATAAACTTTTGATACTTCTAATACTTCATCTAACCCTGTGTTTTGAGTAGGTTGTTGTAAGTATACACTTGCGTCTTTAGATGCTGTTACAAAATAATACATTATACTACTCTCCCTTTTATATCTTTGTTTGGATACTTTAATTCAAATACAGATGGGTCTAACGATGGATAAACTTGTTTATTTTTCGTTGCATCTGAAATATTGTATTTTACATTTGAATAAGTACCACCACATTTATTTACAATTTCACATTTTGGTACAGATTGTACTCCTTCCACATTTGCGATTTTTAATTCTAATTCTGAAATGTTTATTGGTTGATTAAAAGACCAATTGTCTATATTAAAAAATTCTTGTATTTCTTGTTGACAGTTTAATAAGATTTCTCTTGTGTTGTATCCACCATAAACTCTTATTTCAAAATCTACTCCAATATTGATTACAAAACCATCTAATAAGTTAACACCATCAGTTAAAACTCTATATTCATTTAAATAAGTTTTTAAGTTTTCTTTTACTGCTCTATTTAAACTATTTAAATATTTGTTACTATCGTATCCTAAAACATATAGATTAATCGCAAAAGGATTATTCTTTTCATTTATATTAGCTTTTTTACCAACTAAGAATTTTTCTATTTCTTTTTGAATTTCTACTTGTGTTAAGTCTCTTTCTTTTAAATCATTTACTAATTCTGTAAATTGTTTTAGACTTTGTGGGTCTGAAAGGATTGATGCGGGGGAGTTATTATCTAACTCACCATCTGCAGAACAATATGCTTTTGCAACATTCCCATACTTTGTAGGTAATGATAAAGCTCTTACTTGATAATCTTTTCTTGTTACTGCTCTATTTTGTGCTCCAAAACTTGCTAATGCGTTTTGTCTTATTTCTTCTATGCTTTCTTCACCTCTACCACCTCTTGCTGGTCCTTCATTATCTACTGCTACTGAATTTTTTGTTTGATTAAATAATCTTGCTTTTTTTCCTGTAAAGAAATTTTCATCTTCATCAAATTCAATTCTATCTATTTGAACCAACTCACCAGTAGATACATTTGAGTTAACACCACCACCTGCGTAATATGAGATTGTAAACTCTCCGGTTGGTGCTTGACCATATGTTTTAGACTTTAAAAAATTAGATGGGTCAAATGATGCACCCAATCTATCGATTGAAGAGTTTAATCCTAAACCAACATTTTTTAAATTTGGTATTAGTGTTTCATCGTTTGTTGAAGTTCCACCACCAAATACTAAACTTGTTGTATTATCAGAATTTGTTCTTGTAACAAATCTCCTTGATGTTTTTATTAATTTTAAAATATTAGATACTGAATTTTTAAATTGTGCTAAATCTTTATCATTCTGTTCTGAAGTTGGGTAATCAATATAAACCATTTCTTGTCCAAGATAAGGAACTTCATACCATTTGTTTCCATCAGAATCTCTTACATCGTAAATATCAATTACATTTCTATCACTAATGTTTATATTTGCAAACTCTTCAGGTGTACTACCGAAATTTACTGTGATTGATTTAACCTCTGCAGAAATTACATTTACCTTTTTCTTAATTAAGTATAAACTTGGTTTGCCCTGACCATCTCTTTGGTAAATAGAAATTTCTCTTTCATTTTCATCGTTAAAGTCTAATAACTCTGTTGATGTAAAAAGTATACCTGTGGTAGTTGAACGAACTTGTAGTCCTTGTTTAATTCTTAAATAATACTCAGTATCAGGTTCATAATCTCCAGCTGATGAATTAAATTTACTTGGTACAGTTTGATAAACTGATAATTGTGTTATTGCTGGTGCAATGGGTTTTGTTTTATATCCCATAACATTTGCAATATCCATTAAGTTTTCTCTATCTTCTGCAGTTGTTAATAATGACTCTTTTAATGTATCATCAATATAATATCCTAAGACATCTCCAATATAAGATGCCATTTCAATAAACATCATACCTGGTGATGACTCATTAAAGTCAGTATAAGTTTGTGGAAAATAAGTTTTTGAAAAATTAATTAAGTTTTCTCTAAATTGAGTAAAATCTTTATTAAGATAATTTATTTTCCTACCAATATTTGAAACTTTACCTAATGCCATTTATTTACCCTTCTATATCTAAAGTTATTGTATCTGTTTCTATTTCATTACCAGTTGTAAAACTTACTTTTACAATTGCTCTATTTTGGTCTTTCATTTCATTAGTCATTTGGACATCTATGTCCGCAACTGTAATGTAAGGTAACCAAAATCCAACTGCATCGGTAATTGAGTTAGTTAGTTTTTCTTCAAATTCTTCATCATCCATTGGTTCAAACAATACATTATGTAGTGTTGTACCAAAATCAGGTTGCATTACTCTCTCACCAACTCGTGTGAGTAATAGGTTTCTAAGGTTTGCTCTTGCAGCTTCAAAAGAAGTGAATGTTTGTTCGAACATTACCTTACCTCTTTTAGTAGGAGATGATATCCCATATGCTACTGTTGCAAATTCTTCTAAATCATTTACTACCTTTTTACCTAATTCGTAAGCCACCTATACTCCTTACCTTTTAAATTTCTTTACCAACTCAGAATTATCTCTGTTTAAAATTCTATCTAAACCAGGTAATCCTGTTTGAACACCAAGACCTGTTTTGCTTGGTTGTTGTTTTATATCACCATAACCCATTTTTTGTGCCATTTGAGCTCTCATCATATCAGTACCACCTTGTGCACCTTGAGAGTTAAATGTTACAGTTTTATCCATACTTTCATTTACAGGTTGTTGAAAATTATCCAATACTGATTTAGTAGTTGGTGTACCTTTTCTTTGTTCTGCTGAAAATGGTTTTGTATTATTTAGTACCTCGTTTAACTTTTCATTTTTAGTG